CCATGCCGATAGCGACCGAATTCCGTAAAACCAAAGATTCCAGGATCTTAGGAGGCGTAGCTCAGTCGGTAGAGCAACGGACTTTTAATCCGTAGGTCGTGGGTTCGAGTCCCACCGCCTTCACTCAAACAGGAAAAGCACTTACGTCAAACCAGCAGACACCGCCAAAGGCCTCAACACTCCAAAAACACTCCAAGGCAACGCCTTCCAGGGCCTTGGACCGGTGCCCATCATTGGGGGAATCATATGGCCCGCCGAGCCGCGACGGTCGAGGAACTCTCGAAAGACGATCAGCACTTTCTGGACGCGCTCAATAACGAAAATCCCCTGCCATGCGTCTTGCTGGCCGTAAGCACATTTGAGCAAGCACTGGCAGCCGTTCTTCGCGGCTTTATGATCGAGGACAAGAGATCCAACGAACTCCTTGATGTCGAGGGCAACGGAGCACTTTCGACTCTTGGAGCTTGCAACAAGACGGCCTACTGCCTTGGCCTTATACCGAAGCATTTGTTCGAGAACCTCCGGTGGTTTGCCCGCCTTCGCAACATATTCGCTCACAGCCACGTGCCGTTAGATTTTGAAAATCCCGAGGTCGTCTAGGCGTGCAAGCACATCGAGCCACGGGTAGCACATCCAATTCCCGAAAGCACCCATCTCAAGCTCGATGTTCCGAAGGTCCGTTTCGTACTTGCCGCCGTTGCGGTTCGGTCCCATCTGCTTTCGATCGCCAGAGAGGTAAAGCGGCGAGATCGCGTTTGATTAGTCCAAACGCCCATAGCCTTCTGCTGCCGCGGCAATCCTACAAAGCACCCTCGGCGCTTCCATGAGCACCTCGCACGCCGGGTCCGCGAGGTCGACCAGTGAACATGCTTGCTCAGGCGAACTGGCCACGACCAGGGCGTAATCGGCGTAAGGGTTCCATTGTTCTGAATCGCCGGAAAACTGTCCCACGACGTAGAGCGTCAGCTTTTCCATCGTCCCCTCCCGCGCTCAGCTAGATCAGCCACCGGTATTACCGAGAAACTCCGGCACATGCAAACCTGCCACCGCCGCGTCCATCTGACGGGCCATGTTGATGTACACCTGGGTGGTCTGGTAGCTCTTGTGGCGCATCAGGGCCTGCAGCGTGTCCGGGGTCAGCTTGTCGGCGTTCATCGTGGCAAAGGCACGCCGTAGGTCGTGGAACCCGTAGACGTGGCAGCTCGGTGTATGCTCGTGTTGCCCCTGGCAGGCAAGATGAATGCCAGCGTGCTCCTGGATCCGCGCAAACTCGGTGTCCAGCGTGCGACGGTTCTTGTCCCACGGAAACACCCTGATGTCGAACCCAGCCAGCCGGCGAAGATGGTCAACGACGACAGGATGCAGCTTTACCCTCTCATCGCGCTTGTTCTTGTTGTCCCGCGCCCTGGTGATGGCACAGGCACCGTCAAGGTCGAGGTCATCGCGACGTAGCCCGAGCATGTCGGAGATTCGCCAACCGGTCATATAACCCATGACGATGAGACCGCGCCACCAGTCCGCAGGGTCATAGCGTTGGTTTTCTGGAAACCTTCCCTTCTCGCAGGACTGGTAGATTGCGGCGAAGTGCTCGCCAGTGATGTACGTGGCCAGCTTGGTCGGCGCCTTCTGCATCCGCACCCTCGGCAGTTGGGCCAGGTAGCTCCACTCGAACGCCAGGCGCAGAGCCGCCTTGATGTGGCGCAGCTCCTTGTTGACGGTCGCCGGCGATACCGTGTCGCCTTTTTTCTTGCCCGGTTCCTTCCTACGATTCGAGGCGTACTGGTCGATCGAGCGCGCGCTGATGGCGCCCATTCTGGCCGGTTTTATAATCCTCTCGAAATGCTCAAGGGCCGAGATGGCCTCATCGCGGCTCCGAGGAGCGAGCGCCTCGAGGATCTTCTCTTGGTACTCGCGGCGGAAGTCTTGCCAGGTTTTCTTGAGCAGCTCCTGGTAAAGGCCGCCGTTCAGCTCCGCCTCCATCTTGTCGCGGTATTTCCTGGCCTTCATCTCCCCAAAGGAACCGGCTCCGAAACTCTTCGAGCGGCGCTTGCCTTCAAGGTTGTACCAGCCGACGAACCAGCTTGCTTTTGCCTTCCCCTTCTCCTGCACCTGGCGCCAATCCTGGTAGACCCACACCGATGCAGACATGGCTTCGCTCCCTGTTGTTGATCATTTTGGTTGTCTTCGCTTTGTGGTTGCCGTCCCCGAGCTTTCGCCGGCGGGATCCGCCAGCGCGCCAACGCCGACACCGAGAGCTTTCGCCAGAGCGGCGACGGTGCTGATTCGCGGGTCGGTCTTCGTGTTGGTTTGTTCGATTCGGGCCAGGATCGACAAGCTGATTCCCGCGCTGCTGGCCAACTCCTGTTGTGTCCTGCCTTGTGATTCGCGTAGCTCTTTCACCCGGCGCCCTACCGGGACCAGTTCTTTACGCTTCATGCTTGTGCCACCTGTCTTTGGGATGGTGAACAATGGTACTCAACTTGTGGCATCATCGCAAGGAAGCGGTCCAAAAAAAATAGCTTGAAAGCGTACCGATATAATGGTACTTATATAACGGTAGACAGCAAGGCTTGTCCTGGCTCAAAAAGGAGGTCCCAATGTCCCTGACCCTCGAAATCCTCGGCACGCTCGCTCTAACCTGGCTGGGCTTCAAGACCCTGCAGCTCGGCACCATCGCCGTCGGCTCCCTGGCCCGCGGCATGTACCGTTTGCTGTCCGGACCGCGCGGCGCAGGCGAGATATGCGCCGCGCGGCCGGTTGTGGGCCGATGTCGGCTCGCCCCGACCAGCTGCCGCTGATCTCTCTTGTCCCGAGCTGCAGCCGGCTATTCCCAGCCGGCTGCGGTTCCTTTCCTGGCAAACTCGCCCGGCTGGGTGATGGTGTGCAGCTCTGCGTCGGAGCTGCACGCCCGGACGGGCGTTGCACCTTTGGAGGTCGACACCTGTGAAAGAAGATCGAAGAGCACGGATTTACGAGTGGTTCGGCACTGTGCCGATGCCCGCGCTGCTCGAAAAGCTGATGATCAACCTGCACCGCACCCTGGTCTGTTTCGACGAATGGGACAAATTCCATCCGCATGCATGTCGATGCGAATGGTGCGACCCGATCAAGGGCTCCTTGTTCGCCCTGGAAATCTGCTGGAACGTCTTGGAGGGCAGCGTCACGGAGACACCGGCTTTGGCCGAGGAAACCGGCTCCCTCGACGATCTCCCGGCCGGCGTGCGAGAAAGGCAGAAAGGCAGGCTCCTTACATGTGAAGAGCAGAAGAGTTGTTTTCGTCTCTTTCGGGCCGCGGCAAAACGGCAACACCTATGCGAGGGCAGTCCCGATTCCGAGGCAACCAGGCGCCGGCTTGTCGACGAAGCATATGGCCTCATCATCCGCGCGCGAAACTCCCCAGGCCTCGGCCATGCGCCCCGTCGGCTCAATGGCGGCGATTGCCGCTGCCTGGTGAATGGAAAGACTCGCCCCTGATGTTCTGTGTCTGCCCCGCGTGTTGCGGGACAGGGCCGTCACTTTTCCTGCTAGGAGGACCGTCGCTAGCCGTTCTATCACGTTCGTGGCGTTTTGCGATTCGAGCCAGCTCGGCGACGAGCTGGCTCGTTACATTCCCCTGGGTGCAAGCGCCTGCACCTGAACTTTACAACAGCCTGTTGTAAAAACCAAATCGGGCTCGTTACATTCCCCTGGGTGCAAGCGCCTGCACCTCTCCCTTGGGGGCGATTTTTATACGCAACCGGGGGGCGCGAAAAACGCGCATGCTTGCGTAAACGGTCGCGGCGAACCCGCCCTGCACAATTTTGGCCCCCCCCTGACCCGAGATGCCAGGCCCACGTCGGCACTACCGAGCTGGCCGAGGTGCTCGGCCGCCGGCCAGCTCGATCTGCACCAGGCCCGGCCGAGGTCCGTTCCCAAAGGGAGCGGAAGCGCCATTCAGTGAGGTTTTGCGGGGGGATTTCGTTTTTATTACGGTGCCTTGCTGGCATGCCCGGACCTTGCCTATCTTGCCGGGCAACATGTGCGCAAAACAGGGAGAAAGCGACCAGGCCGCAACCGAGCTGTGCGGCCTCGGCCAATCCGTGGTAAAGTGCCGCCGAATGACAGAAGCGTGCGGGGCAGGGTGGCCGCGGCCAGCCAGCCCCGCGACCTTTTTTCTTCCAACTAGCCCTCCAGGCCGTTACGATCGTTTGTTGCTGCAGGAAGCGGCTTGGATCCACCGCCGGCTCACGGCTCGTGCACTCGGGCTGTGGGCCGGTTTTTTATGCGCTGCCCCGCCGGCCAGCTCCCGATCGGCGCGCAAAAAAGCCCCGGCCATTTCTAGCCGGGGCATTCCCTGGTGTCCATCAGGAGCAAGTCTGGGGGTTAACCGAAGTCCACGACGTTGAAGTCCTTCAGGGCTTGAATGATCTCCTGCAGCTTGGCATTGCCCTCTGCGGCCCTGGCATTTTGCTGGGTGAGTATTTGCTGGAGGATCTCGCTTGGGCTGCTTCCTTGAGCGCCGGCCTCGAACTGATGGATGGCGCTGAACGCTTCACGGCTCCCTTGTTCGGCCGCTGTGGGCAGCTTCGTCTCCAGAAGGCCAGACGACTTGGCCAGATTGTCGAAAAGGCCAGTAACCCCGCGGCCGAAAACGTCCTCTCCGAGGTCCTTCCTTGCGGCGACAAGATCCTTCATCTTTCGCGCATACGCTTCGAACGGGGTCTCGGCCTCGACCCCCATTCCCTGAAGGAAAGATTGGCCCGCGGCTTTGGTCGCACGCGCCATCGTCTCGGCCGACATGCCAACGGTGTTGAAAAGCTTCTTCAGGTATTCGAGGCGAGCGCTTAGCTTCTCGGCTGGAGTCTGCATTTCCTGCTCTAACGTCGAGCGCGCGGCCTCGGCCATGCGGTCGAGTTCGACGTGGATGCCGCGGATTGCATCCCCGGCTCGTTCGGTAGTCTCGGGATCAAATCCCGAATCGGCCGCAAGGTTGTTGAGCGCGGCAATTTTCCGGTCCGCGTCCTGGAAAATATCGCGACTGCCGGCAGGGGCGCTTTTAATCCTGTCGATCTCGTCCAGCGTGCGGGCATACTCCTGCAGGGGCCCCATCGTTTCCTTTACTTTGTCCGGAGCCATCCCTGCGTGGAGGTATTGCTGCGCAACCGCGAAGGTCTGCGAGATGTGGGCGCCTCGGCCCAACGTTTCAAACTGCTTGTCCCATGCGGCGGTCGTTTCCTTGACGCTATCCATCAGCGAATTTTGGGCAGCGTTTTGGAACTGCTGATCAACGTCCGTCTTGTTGGCGCCGTTCCGCCAGTCATTCCAGAGCTTTGCAGAGTCCTTGTTGTACTTCTCCGCGCCGGCCTCGGTAAAATTGCCGAGGTGTTCGGCCTGGAGCCTCAGCTCGGCGATTCCGGTCGAAAGCCAATCTCCGATGAACGCCAGAGGCTTCGCAAAAGTCGCGGCCGACTGCCTCTCCAGTCCCTCGAAGGCCAGCTTGATATCGCCGATGGAGCGTTTGAACGAGCGTATGTCCTGTGCGGCCGTCTCGCTGACCGCGAGCCCGAACCGATCCACTTTGGCCGCGGCAGCGTCGAAGTTAGTCCCCAGGCGCTCCAGCTGACTTCCTATCTCGACGGAGCCCTTGCCGAAAATCTTCTGTGTGGCGTTGGCCTTGTCGAAGGAATTGCTCAGTGCCCCGATGCGCGCCGTGATTTGTTTCGCAGCCTCGGTGGTCCCCGTCTGGGCAAGCGCCTTGTCGTCCAGGCCCAGAGACCGAACGGCCTTCTGAAAATCGCCGCCGCTGCCGGCGCGGAGCCCGCCCATGCCTTTGTTTAAATGGTCCAATGCCGTGAATGCGGCGTCGGCCTTGTCGCCGAACAGGACCTGCATTGCCGCCGCGTCCCGCATCGAAACCCCCAGACGGTTCGCGGAGTTGGACAAGGCGAGGATCTGGGTTGAACCCCTTTCCACCATTGCAAACGTGCCGGCCAGCGCGCCCACGAAAGACGTGGGAATTACCGGCAGGGCTCCCAGGGCTCCTCCGAGAAGCGAGGAGCCGGAGCCCATTGATTTGATCTTCGTTTCAAACCTTTGAAGGTCGTTGATTGCAGCCTGGATGCCGGTCTTTGTACCCGCCGGGTCAACTGAGAGCTGCACGTTCACTTTGCCGATGTTGGCCATTGGGCGAATGTCTCAGCGCGGCTAGGCTGCCGCGGACGGGAGGGGCGGAACATCGCCCGGCAAGGGCTGCTGGCCGGGTTTTGCCTCACTGGCGTTCTTGAAGATTCCGTTGTGCTTGGCGTTGGCCTCGAAAACCCTGTCGAGCATCAGGGCGTCCTGCTCTCCGAGCCAGGCAAGATCCTCATTCGCAAAGATAGGTTCGCCGGCATCGTTGATTGTGGACCAGAGGAAGACGCGGGCGCGTAGGTTCTGGAGTCGCTGCTCGCCCAACTGCACCATCGCCGCTTCCAAGGCATCCCGGTCGTTGCCGCTAGCGGCGCGCACAAACACATAGGTGCCCTCGCCCAATTCCGGAATTTCAACTCTGAGGGGCGGCCGCTTGGGCGCGGCCTGCACCATCTGCTTGGTTACGCAGGGCATGCTTGAATCGCTTTCGGAAACGAGGAACGGGAAAAGAGAAAGGCGGCCCGGCTTTGGGCGATGCCCACGGAAGGAGGAACGCGGGCGCCGGGCCGCCGAGGTGCTAGGCGAAGCGGAAGTAGGATTTCTTTCTGCCGCTCTTGTTCTTGAGCTTTGAGCGCGGAGAGGTGCCGGTCTTGGCGGTTGTACTTTGGTAGGCGGGACTGGCGACGGGAGAAACGTCAAAAAGGTCTACGTCGTAGATTTCCCGGATGTCGGGGCCGTCGCCCCCATCGATGAATGCCTGCTTCTTTACCAAAAAAGCAAAGCTGCTGCCGTGGCAATCTCCGCGTTGGATGTGCGCCCGAACGTCGTGCGCGATCGAGGTGTCATTCAACGTGGTCTGGTACACAAGGCCACGCTTGTCCGTGTAACAACGACAAGTGCCCGCGCTCGTCCTGCCCAGTAGAAGATCGGGGTTGTGGTTGAACAGGCAGAGCACGTCCTGATTTTCGCGAAGGGCCCTATCAAAAGCCCCAGGCATGATGCGCTCCACCAGGTCCCCGTAGAGCGAGTACTGAGTTCCCTTGTCCGCAGAATCAAAATAGACCGCTCCATAGCCGGAGATCGCGCCCATCTGGAGATCGATGTCTTCATCGCGGAAGGCGGATCCCGCGCGCTTCGGCTTGTCGAGCCGGACTCGGCCGAGAGTCATGTGCCTTTCGATCGCTCCGAACGGGAAACGCTTTTCATAGTCGTACATGGGACTTTTCCGGGTTTGGGCCAGTTTCCTTAAGGTTGCTACCTGCCGCCGCGCTCGGCCTGCAGCTTCTTGGCGTGCCTCATCAAGACGCGGCCGCTTTCCTCGAGCTGCCTCTTTTCAAGGTCGAGGTCGATTTCTTCCGCCCGACGCTTCGGGCCGGACAGGGTTTCCAATCGTCTTAGGCGCCGCTGGTAAGCCTCGATCTGCGCCTCCAGGTCCCTCAGTGCCTTGCAGATAAAGTCTGCACGCGATGCCCGGATGCTGCGGAGCCGTAACGCCGTTTCCATGATCTGATCCTGTGTCGAAAGAACTGGGCAGCGGTAACCGGCCGGGCCTTTACTCGTAATCGTCGCCGTCGCTGCGGGCGGACGGACCGCCGTCATAATTGCCGCGGCCTGGCAGGGTAGCCTCCATGCCGGCATCGACAATAGGAGCGGCGGCGCTGGCGGAAGTGCCCAGATCGGTTTCTATTTGCGTGATCCGTTGCTGCGCCTCTTCCCGCGTCGACGTCTTCTTTGGCTCCGGATTCTTGTCGCCGGCTGCCTTGCCCTTGCCCTTGCGGGAATTGGCAGGCTTGGGCTGCTCTTGCTCCTGGTCCGCAGGCGCGGCCGTCAGATTCTCCCCGCGGGCTAATCGCTGCTCGTAGCGCCCGAAGCGCTCCAGTTCGGCCAGCAGGGCCATACGGTTCGGGTCATCCTTTGGCAGGTAGCCTTGCGACACCAGGTCGTTGATATGAAGAAGGGCTCCACAATTTGGGTCGCCGGGAAGGCCGACTAGCGCGTAGAAGCAGGGGTTGAAGCCCGTCCCGGCCGCTTCTTTCGCATCTTCCTGGAAAGTTGTCAGCCTTTGATTGGCGAAGGCGACTTCCGTCAATGCCTTCGCCAGCGCCGTAACGAGACGCTGGTGCTCGGGCTCGATCTTCGAGCGCAGGAGCTGGGCGCACTGGATCTCCAATGACCTCACCTCCCTTTCCTGGCGCCCGATCGCGCGCTCGATGATTCGCACCACCTTTGTCAGGTTTCGTCTCTTGCCGTAGGACTGGGCTGACTCTGCTAAGTCGATCTTTCCGGTTTCGATGAGTTTGAGCGCGAGATCGTCCACGTCGCCCGGCTCGTCGTTTTTCGTGTGCTGGCGGAGTTGGCCTTCAGCCGCGTTCAGTTGTCTCCGAAAATCCGCCAGCCTCTTCGTTTCCTCCCGGTACCGATCGCCGAGCTCGCCAAGCGCCTTCTCGGCTGCCAGTGCGCCCTCGTCGAGCTCGTTTTGTTCCTGACGGTTGAGAGCCAAGAACTTTCCCAAGCTGGGCATCACGAAGGGAGTTGGCTGCATGGCGGTTCCTTGCGTTGATTGGGCCGGTGAAGGGCGAAAGTGGTGGGCCGTGGTTAGCTGTGTTGTTGCAGACTCTTGACGCTTCCAGTTCCAGCGTCCAAAAGCGCGCCGTCCGACCGCAGCAGTGCACTGAAGGCAGTCAGACCCAGCTCGGCTACGTTGAGAGCCTCGGAATAGGACCTGACGCGCAGCTCGCGGCAGTCGCGGATCTTGAACGAAGAGAAATCGCCGAACAGAAGGCAGATAGCGCCACTGGTGACCGTGCTGGCCATGTCGCGATTGAGCTCGACGGGGAAACCTTGAAGGGTTCGCTGCCCAGGGACGTGCTGGGGATAGATCGGCCGGCCGGCTCCGTCCCTCAGGTTGGAGATCGCTTGCCAGACGCTCTGATGGCACATGAAGCGGCCGTTGATTTGATAACTTGGATCGACGCTCTCAATAAGCGCGTTCACATCGTCGCTGACAATCGCCGAGGAGTTGAGCGAGGTCGCCCCTACCTTGGCTGCATTGACGACGCCCTGAGGCTGCGCGGCCCCGGTGCCCACGGTGAACACTCTGTTTTGCAGGCGACCGATGCGAAGACCCAGGAGTTTTCCAAGCTGGCCAGCCAGTAACGGAGAGTCCTCCACAAGTTCGACTGGGACCAGTACTCGCTTGGAGGAGAATTTGAACGTCCGCAGCGTCGTCTGTTGAAACGACATATCGCTTTCGGTCTCGATCACGTTTTCTTGAAGGATGACGCCTTCCTCACCCGTGTCATCGGTGAGGGGCCAAGGCACATCACTGCCGGTTTCCGTCCTGAAAACCTCGGCGTGCATGCGCATGGGGCTGGCCCAGACCAGGGCAGCCTCAAGCCGGTCGCTAAACCCTTCCGCGACCACAGCCCCGCCGCCGGTGACAATCGTTGCTGAGAGAGCCCTGACCTCATCGGCGTCGAGTAGCGAGGCGGTGCCGAATTCATGAGCGGCTTTTTGCCTGGCATTGCCGGCGAGCACGCGAAGGAATTTGCGGTCCAGTATTCTGGTTTCTTCGCGCGTTGCTCCGCGCTTCAGCTCTAGGGGCATGTGGGCTCCGGGCTTCAAGTAGGGAAGGAAGAAAGTGGCTCAGAGGAGGCGGATCGCGAACCAGAGGAGGGTAAAAGGCTGCGGGGACGTGCCGGCGGCCGGCGGGGCAAAACTTTCATTTTTCGCCAAAAACTTCGCGTGCTAGCGTAAACGGTCGCAGCGGCGCGAGGGCCCAGAAAAGCGATGCCCCCCTGGCAGGCAGGCGGTGTATCAGGATGGCACAGTCAAAGTGGCAGGCGACTCAAGGCGTTAGGGCGAATGTGAGACATTGAGTACCCACTATTACGGCACCATTTGGTGCTTGACCTGGCTGGGCTGGCCGAGGTGAGTGCAGGCGCTTGTGCTGGCGTAAGGGTGGGAGCCGGCGTCTAATCGCCGGCTCCCTCGCACATCCGCAATCACCGCGGAAAGGTCGGGCTGCTGCTCAAGTGCTGACCGGAAAACGAAACGCGGGGCAGACTGCAGGGCAGTCCGCTCCCGCGTCGCACGTCGCGAGGTCCGAGGCTTGGTAACATCGTGGGCATTGATGGGAGGCTACTAGCAGCGCGCCCGGCTTTCCACCTGGCCGCTGCTGTCAGCTAGATCCTTGAACTGATCGGCGGGGAAAAGGAGTCGTTGGCTTCCCGGTAGCCGGCAAGAGGCAATGCGCCCTTGCCGCGCCATGATGCGAACAGTGTCCGGGTGCAAACGCAGGACCTTCGCTACTTCCTCGGTGATCAGAAACTGGGGCATGATTGGAACTCCCGTCGGTACAGAATGACCGGCGGCGTGCGATGTGAAGCTAGACCGGAAGATACCACAAGAGGGGGGTTCGAAGTCAAATCTGATGGCAACGAATGGCGATCATGCTGCCGGTGTGTCACCGCTTGGCATCGCCGTTCAACGATGCCGTTCGCGGCTGAGCGCGCCTTTCGCCGGCCAAGACAACCCGGAGCTGGTCATCGGCAGAGAGGCGCCGGAACTGCTGCCTGGTGATCGGTTGAACCTGAATGCCCAGCTCGAGCGCGTGTTCGCTAATCTGCTGAAGAAACTGGAGCTTTTGCTCCTCCGTGGCTTGGGCCCAGGCCTTTATGAGCTGGTCGAGGCTGTTCGGCTTCTTGACCATGCCGGCGGCGATCGCCGCGGCGTGCACCGATAGCTTTCCGCTGATGACGGCCGCGGCAAGGTCGGGAGATTGCTCGTGCAGTCGCGACAACAAATAGTCGCGAGAATTTCCTCGGTTGCGCATGGCGTTACATTGTAACCGTGCAGGTTCCGGGCAGAGCCGGCTGCAGTGCAGACGTTTGCACTGCCTGGGCCCAGGTCCTCGGCCAGCTCGGCGGCGCCGGTGGCAAGCTGCCGATGAGTGAGCTGCGCACGACACCCACCGGAGCCCAC